CGCCAGAAGTTCGAGGGCTAGCACTATATCACATTTATAACACTAAAGCTTAAAACCTTGTCTATGAACCAAGGAACGTGTGCTGCCCTGAAACAAATAATACAACTGGTAACCAAGTGCCTGTCTAGGAGAAGGAGAACTTCCTGCACCTGTGCGTGTGCCGGGTGCCAAGCAAGATTGCAAAACGAACAATTTGGGGACAAGGCGAAGGACTCAGAACACTATCTGGAGGAGCAGTCGACATCCAACTGCCATATACGCAACCAAGTTACCCCCCCCCCGCGGCCGCCAGGAGGACCGCCGCCAGGAATGGGAGAGAACCAGGGATTCGAGGCGGTTGTCCCGTACAGGTACGTTACGAGACGCCAGAGATTCAAGATCCCCGCCGAGACCGCACGGTCGCGGTTCGGAGTCTCGCCAAGATATGCCACAGAGAGTCAGAAGGCAGCGAGATCCACCCAGAATTACTGGGGGCGAGGGAGGTACCGTAGGCGCTACAGGCGCAAGTACCGCCGATACGGGCGGAGGCGATACAGGAGGCGCTACCGAGGCCGGGGCATTTACACCGGTACCGGAGGTTTCTGGGGAGACGCTTGGAATTGGGCTAAGAAGAAGTCCCCGCTGCGCTCAGCGCTCATGGACGTCGCCCAGACAGGCGCGTCCTTCATTCCAGGTATCGGAGGAGCACTAAGTAGCGGTATCGGTACCGGGCGCAGAGCGTTTGGACTGGGGGCCTACCAGACCAACACGAATGATCTGATCCAGTCAGGAGGAAATACGTTCAAAGCGCCCTCCTTCGGCGGGACATCAGATACCGGAGCGGTCATGCTGCAGAACAGGGAATACATCGGAAACATCTATGCTCCGGGAACGAGCCAGTTCTCGATCCAGACATACGACCTGAACCCGGGGATGCCAGAAACATTCAGCTGGCTAAGCCAGATTGCAGCGAACTACGACAACTACGAGTTCGGACAGCTGATGTTCACGTTCAAGAGCACGGTCAGTGATTTCCAGACGAGCAACGGAGTGGTGGGACAAGTCATAATGACCACGCAGTACAACAGCTCGCTGCCGATATTCAGGGACAAGCAGTCGATGATGACGTACCACGGCGCGGTGGCCGGAAAGACGTCTCAGAATTCGCTGGCGGGAGTCGAGTGCGACCCAAAGAAAATCGCAGGGGCGGCAATAAAGTACGTGCGATACCAGAACCTGATGCAGGGACAGGACTACAAGGACTACGACCTCGGGAGAATGGAAATAGCAGTCGTAGACTGCCCCGAGACTCTGTTCAACCAAGCAATCGGCGAACTGTGGGTATCATACACGGTCAAGTTGTCGGTGCCCAAACTGGTCGTTGGAAGGGGGCTAGCGATCCAGCAAGACTTGTGGGCAATCGGACAGCCAGCGGCAGGCGCCGTGAACGTAAGGATTGCGCCAAGGAACCTGGCAGGCCAGGTAAGCGTGCTCTGGGCATCAAACACGCAGCAGCAAATGGTATTCGTGGCTCCTCAGAACAACATCAAGTGCCTCGTGGAAGCAGGACCGAACGGCGGAGGGGATATTCCGGCGCCTGGGCCGCCGCCAGGACAACCGGTTGGCCCGGTCGAACAAGACCCAGACAGTGGATTCAAGATCATTGCAAACACGGGGATTTCGAATGTAACACCGGCCTTGAACGTCATGGGGACGCTGAAGATTACCTTCCCGGCACAATACTCCGGAGATGTGTGTATTACCTACCAAGCAACATCAACTCCAGCGAACGGGCTGGAAGCAGGGCAATACAAATGCTGGACTGATGGGAACGTTGACTCAATCAGTGATATGCTCATGGGGTTGGAAGAAGACCACGGAGCACCGCTCCTGAACAGCAGTACATGCTTTGACTGTGGAACCAACCCCGCGCAGTACAGCGCCGGCGGAGGACCGCTCGGTATAACCTTGGTACCGAGCGTGAGGCTAAAAGTGCACGTAAGAGTGTCCCAAGCTATTGAAGGGTTCGACAACATCGTGTACCTGGGATTCCAGGGATGGGCGGGATCTGGAGCAGACGGCTACATCCAGAATGCCCTGTTGACGATCGAAGAATACAACAGCGGATTCGCATCCGAAGGAACGCAGCAAGACCTTATCCCGTGGGAGAACGTTGTCACGGGAGCTCCGCTTACGCAACCATAAGTAAGAATTCAAAGAAAGGGGTTTTTCGAGAGTTTCCCCAAAAAATACCGTCCCTACCGGGGGTGGACTGAAAAATACTGTAATTTTAAAGTAGTAAGACTGAGAATTGAGCGTCGTCCTTGTAAGCGCCTGATTGGACGGGAGTTGAAAAAAAAGAGTGAGATAGGGGCGAGGAGGTGGAAAGTTCGTCTTTCTGCTCCCGTCAGGAAAGAAAAGAACAAAAATTAAACTCTCACTCTTTGGAATGTCACCTGAGGAATCATTCACTCGACATGAACTGGGCTCTTACAGATCCCGAAAGCAACGACGAGAGCGACGGAGAGAACGACAGCGACGTAAATAGCTTCGGCGACGTCGAAGACCTCATAGCCTACGGACATGAGCAGGAGGCGCAGCCACATGTCCAGTGGAGCGCGCAGAGGGTGGAGAGCAGCGGAATGCTTCGCATGGGAGTCGGTAATGTTCACGACACCGACATGGACGCAGCAACTAGCAGCGTCGACTCTGAGGTACCAGCGGCGCAGAGGGTGGCGAGCGACATGGAGGAGGTCGTGCCGTGCACGCCGGAGCCTGAGAACGGAGATGCTGAAAGCGAAGACGAGATCGAGGACCCGCCATTCAATGACCAGGAGATCGAGTACGACCCCATCAAGCAAGTCGCATGGTACTTCGTGACCTGGAACAACCCGGGGATTACCTTTACCCCGGACCGGGTGGAAGCGATACTGTACCAGTCGAAGAAGTTCAAGTACTTCGTGTTCCAGAAGGAAGTAGGAGCGGAAGGGACCCCGCATTACCACATCACCCTCAACTACAAGAGAAGCATCAAGTGGAGCGCGGTCAAGACGCACTTCAAAAGGCTGTTCGCTGGAGCTCAGCCAGACATCGAGTGCATACTGAAGACACAGCGGAGCAATCCGTACGCCGCCAGTAAGTACTGCAAGAAGGACATCACGAAGGTGGAAGGGTCCACAAGGGAGTACGGGGAAGCCCCCAAGCCGGGGACCATGGGTCACCAAGGCAACCGCAACGACATGAAAATCCTGCGCGACAAAATCAAGAATGGCGCGGGAAACAAGCAGATATTCGAGGAGCACACCGGAGTCTTCCTCAGGTGCCCTGGGGCGATCGACAAGGCGAGGATGCTGTACCAAGTCCTCGAAGTGGTGGGTCGGATGATCATCTGGTGCTGGGGAGTCACCGGAAGCGGGAAGAGCAGGTGGGCCAAAACCCAGTACCCCAAACCTACGTGGGGAAACAACGACGGGACCTACTGGAAGATGCCAGGAACCCTGTGGTTCGACGGATACGCGGGACAAGAGGCGGTGGTGATCGACGAGTTCAGAGCCGACTGGACTGGAATGCCCATCGACTACATGCTCAGACTCCTTGGAGAGGAACCCCTCGCTGTACAGCTGAAAGGGAGCCACTTTGGATGGGTGGCCAAGACGGTCGTGATCACATGCTACAAGCCGCCAGCAGAGCTGTTCAGGGACCACGGATGTGGTGAGGCAGACATACTGCAGCTCACGAGAAGGATTACGAAATGCATGCACTTCACGCGCAAGACCGTGGATGGAGTGGTCGTATGGAACGAGCCAACGGTGATCGAAGGAACGATGGCAAATATGGAAGGATGGATGAAAATCCACCAACTGACGAGCGAAGACGCGGGAGAATCCCTAAGCGCGTGGAATGGAATTTGAAATTTGAAAAAGATCCAAATGAGAGAAAGGGCTATCACGTATGATAGTAAGTAAAAAAATAGCCCCCTTAAACCCCCATATGATAGTATGAAGGGGGCTAGGGCTGAAGTCACATAAGTAATATTATAATTATGTGACTTCGTTAAAAAGCAACTGTCGAGTTTAGCAAGCAGTGACCGGTCGGGACCACCCAGATAGTCAGAATAATCAAATGGCAGACGCGGAGATGGCGCACGCGCCTGGACTAACTGCAGAGCGAGCGCTGCGCGCGAGTACCCCGCGGGCTTTGTGGGGGAGGGCGCGCCAAGCCTTGGCGGTGGCTGTTCACGCCACAGACGCATTAATAAGCGGACCGGGAATTGAAGACGAAATAGAATTCCTCAAGATAATAAGACACTGCATCGAGATCTGCTTCGGATGGCCCGGCTCTCCAACCATCGGACAACATGAAGCCCGCAGTGATAGCGAATTCGGTCTGCTACAAGAGTACGACGTGGAAAGGCAGCATGCGGTGGACAACATAAGAGGGTACCGCGAAGGGTACCTCATAGGTGGACACGACGACCAGGCGGCGCACATGGCAGCAGCTGCGGGAATACCCGTAATCGTACAACCCGGGTCAAGAATCGGACAATACACAGGCAGAAGAACCGCGGTGGAAGGACCGGCGCGAAAAGGCGCAGGCCGGCCGCAAGGGCAGTGGCCGACCACTCCGTGGGTAACCCGTACTCCCTTTGAAGATGCCATGCTTGAAACATGGTGGAATACGGGACCTGGAATGATAGCGCCCAAAATCTACGATAGCGCCAATGCAGAGCAAAACGATGGACTCCAAGGGACTCTACTAAAACCATTCGGAGGACCGGGTCAAACAGGAATGGAAACGGGCGCATGGTGGCACGTGTTAGCCAAACTGAGGCCATACCATCTTGAGATGGGCATTGATCCCGCGACCGGAATGGAAAGCTATAACGTGCCGATGGTACAAGTCGATGACGGTATAGGACTTTCCGAGACTATCCAAGAGCGTGAGTATAACGCTGAAGGAAAGCAGATGTACTACGAACGGGAGTTTACCCCTCCATGGCGCTCTGCAGCGCCAGAACACCGCGGTACCATGGTGGGAAAACGAGAAGATCCCATGTACCTCGCGGCCTCAGGGGGGAAAAGTGGAATGGCAAAAGCGGAGGAGAACGCGCAGAGAGCCATGCTAAACCCGGGGTTGGTGGGATCATTTCCAACTGATCCTACGCGAGGATGGTCCGGAGGGGAAAGAATCCCCGGGAGTGAAGATACGGCAACAGATGAGCTCCTAGGAGGAGATACGGGGTTCGTCCCATGGCCAACGGGAAACGAACAACTGATTGTACAAATAGCAACACTGCTCGACGTCGCCAGATACGAAGGACCTTGGGCCAATTCATACGAGGCTGCTGGAAGAATTGCGGAACTCGCGTATCCACTGTTCCGCTTAGTCATGTCCTACCACATACCAAAGGAGGTAACTGACCAGCAGGAGACTGCCATGATACTCTGGGCAGCTAATCTCTTCGGAGAGATGATGATGGAATGCGTTACCGAAGGGATGATCAACTACATGTTGAAAAAAGAAGGACTGCAAATGAACCAACCACATGCAGTGCGAGAACCAACAGCACCAGGCGGTGCTCGTGCAACTGCCACCAGTATCGGAGGACCGCCTGAAATGAAATATTCCGGACTGAGACCGCAAAGAAAGACACTGACGAAACCGTTTTCCGATGCAGAAATACGAGAGCAGTGGATGCAATACGAAGAAGACATGATGGCATGGACGGCGATGATGAGCGCGCCGACAATTGGAACAATTAACGGAACACCTATGACAGCGCGGCAAAATCAAGTAGCGGAAACTGCGCTACGATGGTACGCAAATATGGAAAAAAACTGGACTGAAACAGGAAAAAGAAAGCGCCAGAAGTTCGAGGGCTAGCACTATATCACATTTATAACACTAAAGCTTAAAACCTTGTCTATGAACCAAGGAACGTGTGCTGCCCTGA